GATCAAGGGAAAGCAGAGGGAGAATACGCGGCGCAGATGGCGGCGAACTTGGCCCGCAGTTGCCTGCCGGCCGCGCTCCGGATCAGGCCGCCCTACTGCGTGCCTTGAACCCGCGCCCCGCTGGGGGTGCCCGCAGCGGCGGCCCTACTCCGGCCGATCTTGAGTTGCAGCAATTTATCAAGCGGCTACAGGAACAAGAAGCCGCGCAGGCCAAGTTTGATGCGGCCGCCGAGAAGGGGCAGCAAGACCTGCTCGCCTTCTATGCCGACCTGGCACTGGCGCAGCAGAACCGAATAGAACTCGCGCAGGAAGAAGGCGATCGTGCAGCAGACGCGTTGCAGCGTGAGGCCGACGCTATCAAGGACCGCCTAGACCCTACGCGCGAATACATCCGGGCGCTAGAGCGGGTGGCAGAACTTCAGGCGCAAGGACTGCTGACCGACCGCGAGGCGGTTGCCGAAGCCAGCCGGCTAAGAGATGCGCTCAAGGGCGTTGGTGACGAGACGCAGCGCCAGAACGACATCGCCCGCGATCTGGGACTGACCTTTTCTTCGGCGTTTGAGGAAGCGGTGAGCGGTGGCAACTCGTTTCGCAACATCCTGAAGGGTATTGAGTCTGACCTGCTCAAACTTGGCACGCGAAAACTCGTCACAGAGCCTTTGTTTAAATTCTTTCAAGACACGCTTAAGGGAACTGGAGAGAGCGGATCGGGCGGGGGCTTTGCAGACCTGTTTGGCAAAGCGGGATCGTTCATCTCGTCGCTGATACCAAAGGCCGCAGGCGGGCCGGTAATGGCGGGCACGGGCTACCTTGTTGGTGAGCGGGGGCCGGAGTTCTTTATGCCGCAGCAGTACGGCACCATCACCCCGAACGGCGGCGGAGGCGGTGGATCGACGATTGTCTTTAACATCTCGACGCCAGATGCTAGTTCGTTCCGCGCGAGCCAGTCGCAGATATACGCGCAGGCTGGCCAGGCGCTCGGGCGTGCTGGCCGGAGGAATGGCTGATGGCCTTCATCGAGACGCCACGGTTCCCTGAGAACATCTCACGCGGCGCTACGGGTGGTCCGGGATATCAGACTGATGTTGTGGTCGTGTCGTCCGGACACGAGAAGCGAAACATAACCTGGCCTATCGGGCGCTGCGCCTACGACGTGGCGCACGGCGTCAGGACTCAGCCGCAGATGGATATCCTGGTAGCCTTTTTCCGGAGCATGCGCGGCAAGGGCCACGGGTTCCGTTTCAAGGACTGGCAGGACTTCCAGTGCGTCCACGCAAACGGCATTCTCGGCACCGGGAACGGCACCGGCCTGCCCGCCTACCAGCTCGGCAAGCTCTACGCTGCCGGGTCGCTGAATGACTCGCGCACGATCAACAAGCCAGTATCGGGCAGGGTGGCTGTGCAGCGCAACGGCGGCGCGGTCACGGCCGGCGTGGCAGCCGGCAACATTGCCATCGTCACCACGACGGGCGTGATTACGTTCGTTGCTGATGCGACCTCGGGCGCTACCTCGATCACGGCAGGCGCTACGACTACGGTCATCCTCACCACGAATCCCGGCACGCTGATCGCAGGCCAGCGCCTGCACCTGTCCGGGTTCACCGGGGCCAATGCTGCTGCCGTGAATGCCCTGGCGCACACGATCAACAGCGTGACCGGAGCGGGGCCGTTTACGTTCATCTTGGCTACCGTCACTACGGGTCTTACCATCACGCTTGGATCGGGTCTAGGGTCGCGCTTCCCGCAGGCCGCCGACGCGCTGACCTGGGCGGGGGACTTCGACGTGCCCGCCCGATTCGACATTGACCAGATGCGGGTGAACATCGAGACTGTCGGCCTGTACACATGGGGCCAGATTCCGGTGATCGAGATTCGGGTAGCGGACTGATGCTAGCCCTTGCCCCGGCTTATCAGACGCACCTGGACGGAGAGACGACCGACCTGGCAACCTGCTGGCGCATCACGCGTTGGGACGGGCTCGTGTTCGGGTTTACGGATCACCTGGTAGACCTCACCGTGTCCGGGCAGTTGTACCAGGCAGCGCTTGGCTACTCGGCGACTGACGTGCAGACCTCTGCCGATCTTGCGGTGGACAACCTGGAGCTGCAGGGCTGGCTAGATTCGCCGTCGATCACCGAGGTCGATCTGATGGCCGGCCGATGGGACCACGCGGATATCGAGATATTCGAAGTCATCTATTCGAGCGTTTCGACCGGCATCCGCCGACTGCGCCGGGGCCGGATCGGTGAAGTGTCGATGGGTCGGACGGTGTTCCAGGCAGAACTGCGGGGTATCGCGCAAGCGTTCTCTAGGGTGATCGGGGAGTTGACCTCACCGACCTGCCGGGCAGACTTGGGCGAGCCCCGGTGCGGTGTCGTACTCGGGCCGCTGACGGTAACGGGTACTGTGACATCGGTTACCAGCGCGCGCCTGTGGGCAGACTCGGCCCGCGCCGAGGCGGCGGCTTACTTCTCATTCGGTGTCGTGACATGGACATCGGGAGCCAACAACGGATTCAAGATGGAGATCAAGACCCACGGCGCAAGCGGCGTGATGACCATGGCGCTGCCTATGCCCTACGCTATCGCGGTGAGCGACACGTATAGCCTCGTGCCCGGCTGCGATAAATTGTTGTCGACGTGCATCGCCAAGTTCAACAACGTGATCAATTTCCAGGGCGAACCGCACTTGCCCGGCATGGACGCCGTTCTGCGGGGTCCGGCATGACCACGAGAGGGGAGGTGATCATTGAAGCGCGGCGCTGGCTCGGCACTCCATTTATGCATCAGGCGCGAGTGCAGGGCGTCGGTGTGGACTGCGCGGGCCTGATTGTCTGTGTTGCTCGCGCCTGCGGCCTGCTCGATGTCGATTACCAGGGCTACGGGCGCGTCCCTCACGACGGCATGCTGCGCGCGATATGTGACCAGCACCTGACCCCTATTGCAGCGCCTGAGCCTGCCTGCGTGCTGCTGATGGGCTTCCTGTTGGGTCACGGTCAAGAGCAGCATCTGGCTATCCTGACCGACGCAGACACGATCATTCACGCATACGAGTCGGCCGGGTCGTGCGTCGAGCATCGGTACTCGTCTGCCTGGCGTGCTCGCACCAACGCGATCTATCGTATTCCCGGGGTGGCCTGATGGCGGTCCTCGCACTCGCCGCAGCTGGAGCAGCCCTAGCCCCGACAGGCTATGCCGCTATCGGTTGGACGGTCGGGCAGGTTGTTGGACAACTTCTTTTTCCCGGCAAATCGCCGGATCAGGTCGGGCCACGCATCGGCGACCTACGCGCGCAGCAGTCCGCCTATGGTGTAACGATCCCTATCGTGTACGGCACGATGCGGGTCGCGGGTAATGTGATCTGGTCGACCGATCTGATCGAGACGGTTAACACGCAGACCCGAGGCGGCAAAGGCGGGCCGAGCCATACGCAGAGAACGTTTAGCTATCGGGTGTCGATGGCCGTGATGCTCGGCGAGGGGCCGATTACCGGCGTCCGGAAAATATGGGCCAACGGAACCCTGATATTCAACGTCGAGGCCAGCGCCGATCTGGCGACGGTAATGGCCAGCAACGCAAGCGCTCAGGGGATAACTATCTATCTGGGCAGCACGACGCAACTGGCTGACCCGACGATGCAGGCCGCTCTCGGCGTTGCCAACGTACCCGCATACCGGGGCCGGGCCTATGTCGTTTTCACCGATCTGCAACTGGCCGCGTTCAGCAATCGCCTCCCGAACATTACAGCCGAGGTCGTGGGCGTAGGCAGCACGACATCAACGCAAAGCTACAGCACGCCGCCCGGGTTCACCTTCATCTCCTACGATTCAATCGCCACGGACGGCAGCATATTCATCGCTGTTGATCGCGGCACGGCGCGCTACGCACGATCTGCGGACGCTCAGACTTGGGGGCCGATCACAAACCTGCCCGCGTCGGTACCTGCGGGAAACGGGTTCTGCATTGCCTGGGGAAATGGCACCTGGGTTATCGGCACTGGCAGCGCCATCGCCTCATCAACAGACGGCATAAACTGGATTGCCATCCTGTCCGCAGCGGGTGCGCCTACTGGCCCCAGGTCAGTTGTCTGGAACGGTTCGCTGTGGCTGATAATCGGCCCTAACCTCACATGGGCTACATCGCCGGACGGGCTCATATGGACCTCGCAGAATGTTCCGATCATCCGCGACTGGAGGTCGTGCTGCTGGACCGGAGTTCGGTGGGTGGTAATCGCAACAACGGGCGAAACCGCCTATGGTCCTGACGGATTCGCATGGACAATAGGCGCGCTTCCGGGCGGATCGGATAACGTTTTCATCGACGCCAGCCCCAATCACATGGTCGTCGTGCGCAGCAGTAACGCGCTCGGCGCGCGTTCGGTCGACGGCATCACCTGGACGTCGCCTACGCTGCCCGCTGGCGGCTATAACGCCGTCCGGTGGGCCGGATCGTACTATGTGGCAGTCAGGGGCGGGGCACTCTTAAACGCCTACGCCCGGTCATTCGACGGCATCACCTGGACTGGATTCGACCAGTCACAGGTGTTCAACATGACCGCCCTGGCTGTGCGCGCCGGCACGGCCGTGGTCGTCAACAATCAGCAATTCCCGGACCAACGCGCGATTACCCTGCGCTTTGATGTTCTCACCCCTGGCGGTATCGCCCTGTCGTCCGTAGTCAGCGATCTGTGCATCCGCGCGGGCTTGCTGGCCGGGGACATCGATGTTACAGCGCTAACCGATCTGGTAGACGGCTACGCGGTCGGCCAGCAGATCAGCGCTCGCGCGGCAATCGAGCCGCTGCAACGGGCGTTCTATTTCGACGCCATCGAGTCGGATAACAAGATTGTGTTCCGCAAGCGCGGCGGCGCGTCGGTTCTCACGATCACCAATGCCGACCTGGCAGCGCGTGCGTTCGATGACGCGCTACCCGAGGATGTGAGCATCACCCGCCAGCAGGAAGTCGAGTTACCGAGCCGGGTAAACGTGGTCTACATCAACAACGCAGCCGACTATCAGCAGGCCACGCAGCAATCGCAGCGGCAGACCACGCTATCTAAACAGCAGATGGGTGTAGAGCTGGCTATCTCGATGACAGACGCGAAGGCCAAGCAGATTGCCGACGTGTTGATGTACGACGCATGGACGCAGCGGGTTAAATACCGGATTCAACTGTCGCGCAAATATGCGGCATTGGAACCCGCCGACGTGGTGACACTAGTGCGCCCGAGTAGCACGACGCTGCTCAGGATTCAGGGCAAGCGGGAGTCCCGCTCAGGCGTGATCGAGCTGGAGGCCGTGGCCGAGGAGGCCAGCGTCTACACGCAAAGCGCGCCCGCTGGTGCGAGCCTCGTGCCGCCATCAACGGTGCGCTCGGCACCGACTACCCTGTTCGCCATCGTCGATGCGCCTGCCCTGCGCGATCAGGACAACGATCAGCAAGTGTACGCGGCAGCAGGCGGGTTCGGCGCGGGGTGGCGCGGAGCGGTGATCTACCGCAGCAGCGATTCGGGAGCAAGCTACGACGAATGGGGAGCGCTCACAGCCGAGTCGGCAATCGGCTACGCGACTTCCGTACTGCCGACGTTTACGGGCAGGAACATTTTCGATGAAACAAATCTGGTGAATATCGCGCTGGAGTGCGGCTCGATCTCATCGACCACGCAACTCGCCGTGCTCAACGGCGCGAACGCAATGTTGATCGGGGCAGAGTTGGTGCAATTCACCGGGGCGTTTCTGTTTCGGGCCGGCGAGTATCAACTGTCCGGGCTACTGCGAGGACGCCGTGGCACCGAACATGCGATGACAACTCACGTGATTGGGGAGCGTGTGGTGCTGCTCACCGCCTCGGCTCTGCGTCGGTATCAAGGGGACTTGAACCTGGCGCGCACGTTTAAACCGGTAAGCATAGGCCGCACGGTGCAGGAAACCGTCGCGCAGTCGGCGACATACACGGGCGTCAACCTGCGCTGTCTCGCCCCGGTGCTTCTCGGCGCGGGCCGAGACTCAACCGGCGCGATGACGATCAACTGGACGCGGCGCACGCGCATCGGCGGTGAGTGGCTAGATAGTGTCGATGCTCAACTGGGCGAGCCCGCGCAGACGTACGAGCTGGAGATATGGAACCCGGGGTTTACGATCCTGCGCCGCACGCTCACAGCATTGACCACCCCAACTTACGCATACAGCACTGCGTTCCAGACTGCCGACAGCTATGCCGTGTTCGCTGCGGTGTCCATTCGAGTTTTCCAAATCAGCGCAGTCACCGGGCGCGGGTACGTAGCACAAGGGATCGTCTAATGAGCGACAGCGCAACAAACCTCGACACCATCGCTACTTCACAGGCGTCCAAAGAGGTCACCGCCAACGCGCTGTTCGATGCACTCAGCCCGCCCGCGATATTCGGCCGGCGCGCGTCGACCACATCGGCGCTGACCTGGGGCTACTACGGCGGTGAAGTGTCGCTATCGGGTGTGCCGACATCGGTGGCCAACGCCACGGTGCAGCTCGTGGCCAGCCGCACGCAGAACGTCGAGGCCGGGCCGGTATCCACCACAACGGCGGCCATTACGGCAGTAACGCTGGCCAACCCATGCGTTATCACCAGCACCGCGCATCCGTTTTTCATCGGCGACGTGCTGTGGATATCGGGCATCGTCGGGACAATACAACTCAACGCGTCATTCGCCCGGGTGACCGCAACTGCCGCAAACACGGTCACGCTGGCGCTGGACTCGACCGGATTCACCGCATGGTCATCGGCCGGCACGCTCTCACGCATGACGGACGCAGGCGCATGGGCAGTG